ACAGAACTAAAAGGTAAAGCAAGTAAATCAGGACCAGCAAGAATGAAGTTTCAAGACGGAGTTAATAGATTCCGTATAGTATCCAACGTAATACCAGGATACAAGTATTGGCTAAAATCGAAAGATGGCACAAGTGTACCTATTGATTGTTTAGCTTTTAATAGAGAGACTGAACAATTTGATAACAAGAAGAAAGATTGGGTTAAGCATTATTTTCCTGGTTTGAAATGCTCATGGGCATATAGCTCTCTTGTAATTGACCGTGCTGATGGACAGATTAAACTTTTAGATCATAAAAAGAAATTGCTACAACAAATAATTGATGCAGCAAACAAGAAGTTCGGAGACCCTAGCGACCCAGTTAAAGGTTGGGATATTAAATGTACCAGAAAGAAAACTGGTGCAAAGGTATTTGAAGTAGAATATACTTTAGAGGTTTTTGATATTGAAAACTCACCATTAAGTGAGGCTGACCTAGAGTTAGTAAAAACTGCTGGGGATATTGAAGAAATTCTTAAAATACCTACACCTGATGAACAAAAGAAATTCATTGAGGACTACATACTAGGTGGCGATGAAGAGGAAGAAGAAAACGTTCCTGAGGAATTTAACCAAGGGGCACAAGGCGAAGACGACATTCCTTATTAATTAAGCAAATATGAACTTAGGGGCTTCGGCCCCTAATTTCTTTAACCGGAGGCAAAAATGAAATTTTCACAATTTGTAAGTGAAGTAACTGTACTTAAACATGAGACACTAGCTGGTGACATGCAACTTACTATAAACGGAGAGCCTGTTGATAATTATTCAGTAAAAATATCTGGTGATACGATTAATTTAATAATTGTTCCAGTAGTAAAAGAAACAGCGAAAAAACCACCACTACCACCAAAAGGACTATCAGGTACGGCGAAAGCAGATTTACCTCAACAATAATATGAAAATACTATATACAGCCGATATACACATAAGACTTGGTCAAAAAAATATACCAAAGGAATGGGCGCTTGAACGTTACAGAATAATGTTCGAGGAGTTTAATCGTGTGTATAAAGAATATAATTGCGTACTTGAAATTCATGGCGGAGATATATTCGATAAGGTCCCTTCTTTAGAAGACCTAGCTATATATGGTTCATATTTAAGTTCTTGTGTGGGAAAGAAAAGTATAATAATGTATGATGGAAACCACGAAGCAACAAAGAAAGGTAGTACATTTTTACATTTACTAGAAGATATAGTACTTAACATGAAAGCTTCTAGTTTTCAAATTATTAAAGCTCCTACCTCTATAGACGGGGTAGGAGATTTTATTCCTTATACACACATAAAAGAGAAAAATCTAAATAGGTATAAAAATAATCCGTTCTTGTTTACTCACGTTAGAGGTAACATAGAACCTCACGTTAAACCTGAGATAGACTTAGATGAGTTGAAGGACTGGGAAATTGTATTCGCGGGTGACTTACACTCGCATAGTAACTGTCAAAGAAACATTGTATACCCGGGTAGCCCTGTAACTGTTACATTCCACAGAAAAGAAGTGGATACTGGAGTAATAGTTATAGATACAGAAACCCATAAGTGGGAGTGGGTAAAGATAAACGTTCCACAGTTAATAAGAAAGACAATTACTGAAGAAAGCGAAATGGTTAAGACAGCATATAACCATACTATATATGAAGTAGTAGGAGATATGCTAGAGCTATCAAATATAGCAGATAAAGAAGATTTACTAGATAAGAAAATTATAAAGTATGAATCAGAAGCTGCATTAGACTTAAAGGGTCTTTCATTAGAAGAAGAAATATACTTATATCTACTTGATATATTAAACTTTAATAATGAAAGTATTGAAGAAATATTAAAGGTTTACAATGATAATATTAAAGGAATTAACTTGGAGTAACGCTTTTAGTTATGGCCAAAATAACAGAATCAGATTAGATGAAGAACCTTTAGTCCAACTAGTTGGAAAAAACGGGGCTGGTAAAACGTCCATCCCACTTTTGTTGCAAGAGGTTTTATATGGAAAAAATGTTAAAAGCATTAAGAAACAAGATATATCAAATAGACATACAGGTATCAATGGTTACGATATCATGGTTAATTTTTCTAATGGTAGTGATGATTTTGTCGTTACTCTAAATAGAAAAACCAATATAAAGCTACAGCTCCTTAAAAATGGAGAAGATATATCTAGCCATACCTCGGTTAATACATATAAACAAATTTCTGATATAATTGGTATTGAAGACTTTAAGATATTTACACAGTTAATATACCAAAGCTCTACCGGTAGTTTAGAGTTTTTAACAGCTACGGATACTAACCGTAAGAAGTTCTTAATAACACTTTTGCAGTTAGAAAAGTACCTAGAATTATTCGATGTATTTAAAGAAAAGGCTAAACAGAAAAACTTGGAATTAGCAATGGTAGAAGGACAGTTAGAATCCTATAAAAAATGGATTGATAAACACCAAAACTTCAGCTTTGAAGTAAAAAAACTACCTGAAGCTATAGACGACAGAACAGCTAAGTTACAAGCCGAACTAGATACATTGAGATTTGAACAGACAAACATAAAACAATTAAATAGAAAGATAATAGATAATAACACGAACAAAAAAGAGTTGGCAGCTTTAGATTTAGGACTAATGCTACAAGGAGTTGCACAATTTGACGATCAAAAATACAGTACTAATCTGAAAATTTTTTCTAAATACAAGTCGGAAAAAATAGAACCAACTAATTTATTGAAAAAAATGAGTGCACTAACAAACAAGTGTCCAACTTGTTTCCAAGATATTTCAGAAGAATATGTTGAAAAATTAAAGTCAGAAGCAAATTCTACTATAAATACCTGCGAATTAAAGATGCAGGAAGCCAAAATAATTATTGATGAAATGGAAGAATTAAAATCAGCAATAAATAAAAAGGAAAAAATAGCAGCTAGGTTTGAAGAATTAAGTAGGATAATAGATAAGAGTATAAAAAGTGATACTATTGACAGCGTAGAACTTGAAGAAAAAATAGTAGCTAAACAAGCAGAGATTAGTGCGCATAAAAGTCAGTTAAAACTTATAGCTGATTTGACAGACTCAGTAAAGACACATAACTCAAAAATAGAAATAGTTAAAGAGCAGTTACAGCAATTTCAAAATGAAATGTTACAGTTAAATGATTCATATAATAAGCTACAAGTAGAAGTTAATAACTTAGAAGTGTTAAAGAAGGTATTTAGCACTAATGGCCTGGTAAGCTATAAGATAGAATCTTCTGTTAAAGAACTAGAGAAGTCTATTAATCACTATTTAAGAGAATTTAGTCATTTTCAAATATTCTTTAAGTTAGATAAAGATAAACTAAACATAAGAGTTATGGATGATACAGGACAGGAGACAGCTATAGAATCCTTGTCAGCAGGAGAGCTAGGTAGAGTTAACATATCTACAGTACTAGCTATTAGAAATATAATGAGTTCTTTATCTTCTACAAAAATAAACTTCCTTTTTTTGGATGAAATAGTAGGTGTATTAGATATGGAAGGTAAAGAAAGATTAACGGAATTACTTTTGCTTGAAAACTTAAATACATTTATGGTGTCACATGAATATGAACACCCACTAGTGCCTAAGTATAACATAGTTAAAGAAAATAATATAAGTAGGATTGAAAATGGCGATTGATAGTAGAGCGAAAGGAAGAACAGCGGAAACTAAAGCTAGAGACGAGTTGCGTAAAGCTACAGGTCTTAAGTGGGAGCGCACACCAGGTTCTGGAGCGTTAGATGAAAAGCACGGGTTGAAAGGTGACCTATATATTCCACAAGAAAAGAATAAGTTCTGCGTAGAAGTAAAACACTATAAAGATGACCATCTAAATAGTAAAATACTTTATGTTAAAGACCCACAAATATTCGTATGGTGGGAACAAACAGTAAGGCAAGGTGTACAAACCTACAGAGAGCCGTTATTACTATTTAAGTATGATAGAAGTAAATGGTTTTGTGGTTGGAGCCCCTCTTTACTGCAAGTAGACGCTAAGGATAAGTATAAAAATATAACGAGATATATGCTAGTCAGAGATAATAAAACCAGCACGGGATTAGTATTATGTCTACTAGAGGACTTTACTAAATGGAAATCAGAACCGCAGGACTGGATACATGTATAATATTATGGAATTAAAAGATGCAAAAGAGCCAACAGGCAATAATGCACTTATAGTAGATGCCCTTAACTTAGCTTTTAGGTATAAGCACTCAGGCAAACAGGACTTTGCGGAAGATTATGTTACTACCATAAAGTCTCTTGCCAAGTCTTATAATGCAAAAGATGTTATAATAACTACAGATTTTGGTAGCTCCACTTATCGTCTAGAGATATACCCAGAGTATAAAGCAGATAGAAGAGCTAAGGTAGCTAATCAGAC